CTACGTGACGTTCAGCAGCCGGAAGGCGTTGTCGTTGACCGAGTCCGAACCGGTGCGGTAGTAGGCGAACCAACCGCGCTGACCAGTCGGACGCCGGTTGGCGCCGACCAGGTGGGGGATGAACTCGATCGCCATGCCGAGACGGTCGGTGATGACGAAGTTCTCGAAGTCACCGAACACCAGCGAGTAGTTCTCCGCGGTCGCGTTGATGGTGCCGTCCATCGCTTCGGCCTCGAGCACGTCCCGCTCCAGCAAGGCGCGGGGACGACCCTCGCCCAGGTGCGCCCACAGGCCGGCACCGCCAGCGGTGTCGAACTGCCGGATCTTGTTGTAGATCAGGTTGTTCGCCAGCCACGACGCGTTGCCGCGGTAGCGGGCCGGCAACGCGCCCTGCAGCGCGTAGACGTCCGCCAGGGCGAAGGTGTCGGAGGTGCCCGAGTTGACGATGACCGTCGGGTTGGACGCCACCAGTGCGGTGATCAGACCCGTCGGCTCCCCGGTGCCGGAACCGAGGATGAACTTCGTGCCTTCCAGATCCTGCTTGCCGCCGGCCAGCAGCTTCGCGACCTCCTGGGCCACGTTCTGCTCGTCGGCCAGCGCCTCGATCGAGATCGGCACGAAACCGCGGGCCATGTAGTTCGGAATCGACGGCTGGGCGAACGACGGCGAGTCGTCGGACACCTCGGAGGCCTCCGCGTCGAACGACCACGACACGTTCGACGAGCTGACGCCGTTCCACACGTCGCCGGTCGCGACCACAACGCGGGCCTTGGCGCGGATCTCGGACAGCACACCCGAACTGGTGACGATGACCGTCGGGTCGAGCTGGAACGGAACCAGGAAGCCGCCGGCGGTGTCCGTCAGCGACATCGCGCGGAACTGCTCCACGTCGGCCAGGGCGCGCTGCTCGTCGGGAGTCAGCGTGTGCGCCTTGTTCGTCGCCATCTTCGACCACGCCCGCAGGTACGCCGGCGTCGAGGTGACGACGGCGTGCCGCGCCAGCCGCGAGTCCTTCGAATCGAACTCCTCGATGATGTTCGTCGCGGCCGCACGAACCTTGTCATTGCAGCCAGGCATCCGCTCGATCGCCGACAGTGCCCGGGCCCGGTACTCGGCGGCCAACGAGCTGCCGTCCCGGCCGAACACCTGCATGCCCCGCATGTCCCACGGGTTGCGAAACTTGCGGTCTGACCAGTCTTCAATGCTGTCGGGTTCGCGGAACGAGTCACGGTCGTAGTAGTCGGCCGAACCACCCCGACCCTGCGAGCCCGCTTCAGTGGTGAGCTGCCCGCGAGCAAAACGCTCGACGAGATCCCGCCGCGCTGTGACCTTCGCCTGCTCCTGCTGGCGTAGTTGGTCCCGGCGGCTCTCCAACGCGGTGAAGCGCTCCGCATCGACACCGGTCAGATCACCGGTCGTGTTGGTCAGCAGATCCTGTGCCGCGGCGCGCACCTGCTCGTAGGACATCTGCTCGATATCGGTTGTCGTGTCAGTCATTCTGTTCCTACCAATCGAAGAGTCGGAGCCTGGCTTCGGCGAGGCTCCGGGAAATGACAAGTTGTGACCGCACACCCGCGATCGCCGCACCCTCATAGGCCGGCATCGCCGTCAGCGATACCTCCCGCAAGCTCGCCTCCGTGCGGATCACCACACCAGAAGAGACGTGCTCGCGGAGGCAGGTGAAACCCACGCTGAAGCTGTCGACGGTGCCGCTCCGGATCAGCTCGAGGGCGTCGTTGCCTTCTCGCGTCTGCGCGATGTCAAACGCTGCATGGAGGCCGTCGCGCTCCTCGTGAAGCTCGACAGCTCGACCGACCGGGAACTGTCGAATCTGGTGGTTGCCGAACAGCTTGACCTTGTGTCCGCGTTCGGCGATGCTCCGACGGAATGCGCCGAACTCAAACTGTTCCCGGTACGACGGGCCGCCATCGCTGACCTCGGCCACTTGACCGTACGGGCAGGCAATGCCGTGAACCGTGCGCCCGTTGCCAGGCGTCAATTCAGCAGTGCGATAGAGGATTTGGGCGCTCAAGGGATCACCTTTTGCTCATGCGGAAGCGTGTCTCGCATGGTGAGCGCTTGTCCAGGTTGGCCGAACCACTTCGGCTCCCGGCGCTGGCGACATACCGAGCTGAGGATCAGTGTATCGCGATCCGCCGACATCTTGGGCATCACACGTCGCCGCGCGCGTCGCCACCGCGGCCGTGCAGCCACTCCTCAAGCGCAGCGACACCCGCATGACCGCGCTCGCTGAGCGGATCAGCAGAAGCCAAAACCCCAAGGTAAGAAGCCAGATTTGCCGTCACCAACACGAGCTGCCGCCGGCTCAAGTGATCGACATGCAGCCCGAACACATCGTTGAAAGCATCAACCGATGGCGCGTTCTGCGCCACCCTCACAATCGCGCGAATCGCCTCATCAGCAACCTGCCGATCATCGGCGTTGCGATGATCACGTCGCGGCCGCGCGACCTGCAACGACCAAGCACCCGCCAGAAGTCCGACGAGTTCTAAGAGGCCATCACCATCCAGATCGCCAGCATGCAACCGCACCGCCTCCAACAGCTGCAGCGCTGCCGCATCTTCACGGAAGTCAAGATCCTCGACCGCATCCCGGATACGGTAAAAAGCGTATTGACCTGGCTTTTCATCGTCCAGCCAACGTTGATCTGTCAACTCGAATTTCCTTTCGAAAATCGATTCTGTTGTGGCACTGCATATTTCGAGTAATCAGGGGGGTACCCCCCATGTGAAAATTTTGTGCAGGTATGCGCGACACCACGGACGCGGTCAGTGGCGGCCGGCACCCCACGATCGATGAGTACCCCCCCTGACCTGCAGAAACGTCGGTTACCCAGCGAGCCTCACTGTCCGCACGTGGATCTCCTGCGTCTCCGGATGCGTGGTTATTTCGTAGACACCTGGTGATGGCAGGTCTGGGTCACCGGAGGGCAGGTCGCCACGCCATGAGTGGACTGACTCTTGGGTTGGGTCCGGGTGCCAGACGTGGCTCATGACCAGTCCGAGCTGGATCTCTCTCGAGGACCGGACGGCGCGGCCATCGCTGTAGCGGTTCGGATCGCCGAATGCGGTGGCCAGCTGCTGGATTTCGGCGATCGCTTCGCTGACGGCGTCGAGTTCCACTTCGTGACCGTCGTGGTCGCAGGTCGAGCCTGCGATGGAGTCGAGTGCCCAGTCGGTGGTGTAGCGGGCACGGGCAGCGGCGTACTTGAGCGCGTCAGAGGCGAGCACCTGGGGACTGGCGCCATCAGGAGCGTGGTAGTGGAAGTTGGTCAAAGCGGTTCCTTTCAGGTGATGCGGCCGGCGACGACGCCGCGCGGTCGTTGTCTGCGGGGAAGGGAGTTCAACCAGCTCCGGCATTCGCTGAGTGCTGGGCACCAGTGGCAGGTCTTAATGGCGAAGCGCAGCCGGCTTTTGGTGTCGTCTTTGTCGTCGTCGGTGTCGGCGGGGTCGAACAGCGCGGAGTGTCCGCGACAGAGCGCGCCCTCGAGACGTGGGACCGCGGACAGTTCGGCGAAGAGTTCGGTCAGGTGTGTGCTCACCGGCGGCATTCCTTTCGGCCGAGCCACTTTCGGCAGAACTGGCACATGAAGCCGCGCCGGCACTGGCATGCGACCTGGACGTAGCGGGCGAATGGTGAGTCGGTCACGGTTTGCGCCTTCGCTGTTTGTCCGTTCTTGCCCGGTGTCCTGTCCACCCCTCTAAAGAGGGGTGGGTGGATGGACAAATCGACTGGGGCGGTGGACAAGTGGCGGACAAAGTGGACAGATTCATGACACTGCCGCCTTGTAGAACGGGCGCTTTTCGGTGCCAACGTTAGTTAGGTCACCGCATTTGAGCAGGTCACCGAGGGCGCGGTGGAATGTTGCCGGGGGCATGTCAGCGACGTTGCGTAGTTCGGCCTTGCTGGCGCCGGTGTGTGAAAAGTGGTGGACAAAGGTGGACAAAAGGCGGTCCGCGCGCTCCAATTTGTCCACCCCTTGGGTGGACAAATTTCCTGCGGAAATGCAGCAGCTGCCGGTGCCCCTGATCGGGTCGAGTTTGAGCTCGTGTCGGTCCTGTTCGGGTCCGTCTTTTCGCTTTTCGCGGTTGAGGGTGATGACTCCGCCGTCGCGGTTTGACGAGTAGACGGTGTCGGCGCCGGCCTCGAACACGGAGGATCCGCGGAATGTCTTGCCATCTTTTCCGGCGTGGTGGACGCCGAGAATTACGCCGCGACCGGATGGGGTGTGATGGCGAAGTGTGGTCATCGCGTCGACGACGATCCCGCAGTCGCGGGCCGAGTTTTCGTCGGCGCCGACCATGCAGCGGGCCAGGGTGTCGAGGACTATGAAGCTGTAGTTGCCCCAGGTGATGAGTGCGGCGAGTTCGTTGACTTCGCGCGCCCGGGTCAGGTTCACCGGCACGGGCAGGATCAGTAGAGCGTCGTCGCGGATTGTGGTTTTCCATCCGAGTTCCCATGCATCGACTCGGTTTTTGAATCCGAATGCGCCTTCCGCGGCGACGTAGAGGACTTTGCCCGGTGTGGCCGGCCGGCCCTGCCATGGCCGCGCTGTGGCGACGCAGGCTGCCCAGTCGAGTGCGATGAAGGACTTGGCGGTTCCCCACCGGCCGTACAGGAGCGCGACGGTGCCTTGGTCGATTGTGTTCTCGATGGCGGGTTGCGGATCTGGCAGCGTCCTTAAGGCGGTGCGGGTCAGCAGTTTGTCGGCGAGCAGAGGGGTTTCGGGCTCCCGGTCGCCGCTCGAATCCGGCGGTTCGGGCGGGCCTGGATCGTCTTCTGGCCATGGTGATTCCGCGATCGCTGCGCCGTTTGGGCGGTGGCGCGCGACAGCTGCCTTCGCCCGTGCTTCGACGTCCGAGTCGGTCATGCGATCAGGTGATCTGTCTTGGCCCAGAGCCATTCGGCCAGCTCTCGATCAGCACCACCGCGGCGATAGAGAGCCCGGAGTTCCTCAATTCTGAGTACCGGAACATACCCTTGACCGCGGAGATGTGTGGCGGCGTCGCGGGCAGCGTCGACCGTTCGATCGCTCAGGGGTGGCTGGGTGCAGCGGCAGGGCCATGGATCGCGGCAGCCGCAATCGAGGGGGACGACACGCTGCGACGCTGCGCGGCGTCGCCTCCATCCGGCGATGCGGCTAGACTCAACGACATTCGGTGTTGGTTCTGAGAGAGTCGCCTCGTTAGCCCCGGGGCGGCTTTTTCGTTCGTACACCTTCACGTGGCATCACCGCTGCCCCGTAGGAGCGCTGCGATGCGGTCGCGCTGCTGGTCTGTGAGTGGCGGTGCTTTTGCGAGGACCTTGGCGACGTGCTGGGCGATGACTTCGGCTGCGAGATCGCGTCTCGCTTCGACTAATTCGGGATCGTCGGGTGGTCGGGAGCGGGTGAGTGCGGCGACGCGACCTCGACCGGATTTGGAGGCGGACATTGGGACCTTTCGGGCACAACCTGTCCGCCCGAATCACTCCGGGCGAGTTGCGCAGGTCCCTACTGCAACGCCAGACCTCTCGTCATTTCAGGTGTTCAGCGCTGACGAGCAAGCCATTCCGAACACCTACTGGCGCGACCGCAGCTTGAAGATTAGCAGCATCTAGTCAGGCAAGCGAGGATGTTCGCCGGGGACACGCCATCGGGGAGCCTCGTCGTAGAAGCGCTGCAATACGGGCAATGAGACATCGACCAATCCGACGTTTGAGATTGCGGTTAGCGCGAAATGGGCTTGTTCTGCACGCATTGACACCAGGCGACCGCACTCCTTGCAACGTGCTGTCCAGTGCGCTCCTAGTTCGCTGGCGATCTGGCCTGACGCAAGGGGCCACGCATCGCTCTCACCGGGCCACGTCTCACCCTCGCCTGTTTTGTCGGTCACGAGCCATTCACCATCCGTCGGGTCGCCCGCCGCGGCTGCCTCCCACCGGTATCTCTGGACGAAGTCGCCCCGCTGATCGCCGATGCCGTGATTGCACCACACAACAATGGGAGCTCGTGGGCCGTTTGGGCGACTGTCCCATAGGTCGTGGATGGGTATCATGTTGTCTTCCAGTCGATTTCGATCGTGTTGGGGTCGAAGTATGCGCCGCCTGTTCGGCGGCCACGAGCTCCGGGGAGCACAGTGACGGTCATCAGAGTGTCGATGATGTTGCCGCGCACGTCGGGCGGGCTCGTGGCCCAGGTAGTGCGGAGGTCGTCGCCGGCGAGCACCAGATTGGCTATAGCTGATGCGGAGCGGGCGGCGGCGAGTTGCGCGTCGATACTGTCGAGCTGACTGCGTAATTCGAGGGTGCCGCGTTTGAGTTGCGGGCCGTCGATGCTGCCGTCGGCGAACATGGCGCTTAGTTCGTCGAGTCGTGCCCGCAGGCCTTCTCGCCTGCCGTGCAGGGCGCCGATGTCGTCTGCGACGGGTCCGCCGAGGACGATCGCGGCGTCCGGCATTGACAGTCTGGTCAGAATGACCTCGTCGATGTAGCTGTCCAGGTGTTCGACGTCGCGGGCGAGATGCTTTGTCTTGCTGCAGGTGTAGGTTCGCCGCCATCCGTCGGATTTGGTGTGGTTGTGGGCGGCCGCGATCAGGGGTGCGCCGCATTTGCCGCAAATGTAGACGCCGGAACCCTGATGTTTTCGACCGAAGCCGCTGACGATTTTGCGGCTGGGATCACGTAAGACGGCTTCGACGGCGGCAAAAGTGTCGCGGTCGAGGATGGTCTCCCAGTTTCCGTCGGCGACGCGGTTGCCCTCGTGGAGTGAGATCCCGGCGTTGCGCGGCCGCAGCAGTATTTTCCGGACATCGCGGGAGTTGAATTCGTTGCCGCCGAACGATGTTCGCAGTCCGGCGGTGTTCCAATCGCGGGCGATCTGGCGCAGCGATGTTCCGGTGAGGACGCTATCTGCGGCCTTGCGGATCGCCGCGGCTTCATCGGGGCGTGCCGTGACTCCGTCGGGTTCGTATCCGAATGCTCTGCGGCCACCTCGGAACTTGCCGTCAAGCGCCGCTTGGGCTTTGGCGCGTTTCTGTCGTTCGATGCTGTGCTCGACTTCGTGGCGCGCTGCGGCACCAAGCATGCGTGCGACCATCTTGCCGGATGCGGTTGATAGGTCGACGGTTCCCGCTTTGACGGTCTGGACTTGGATGCCGCGCCGGTCGCAGAGGTCGATGAACGCTTCCAACTCGATCGGTCGGCGGTGTAGCCGGTCGGTGTGCCAAACCACGATGCCCTGCGCTTTGCCGCTGTCGAGGTCGGCGCACATCTGCTCATAGCCGGGTCGTCGCGTGCCGGAGTAAGCCGAGATGTCGTTGTCGGTGTAGGTCGCGACGATTGTCCAGCCGAGCTTTGCGGCGAGCTGTGCGCAGTCGGCGCGTTGCCGCTCGACACCGAGCCCGGCACCTTCTCGGTCGCGAGAGATCCGCACGTAGGCGACTGCCAGCAT